ACGCACGAATCTTTAACATCAAGTCCTTGTGATGTAGCCTCAACGAAGCCTTTAGTCGCTGCATCTTGTGTATTAACCGGGTCAGCTAAGTTTGTAATATTCTGTGAGTTAAATGAAACTGAGCCTGTTGGCGCAGCCATTTGATTAAGTGTATTTGTTCTAACACCTGTATCGAAGTCGCTTATTTTGGTATGTGCTAACGAAGGAATATCATCGCTTACCAATGCCCGAAACGTAGGCGCAGCAGCACTTCCAGAGGCAGCACCAGCTAAAACATGGTTTGTAGTTCTTGTTGTATCTGTATCAAAAAACTTACCCTTACCACCAATAGCGTTGATAGTAGTCGCAGATCCTCCAGAACCGCCGGTTCCTATACCTATATATAAAACCTGATTACCTTCACTAAATGCTAATTCCGCATTTTCTAGTGTTGTTGGTGCTGATGATCCTGTGGATCTTTTTATGCGGATTGTGTTAGCCATGTGTCAAAATGAACCCCCATCGACAAGTGTAAGTTTGGTGGTAGTTGAATCTAATTTAACTTTACCAGAAGTTCCGTCATAGTACATGATTGAATTATTCACTTTACCTGAATGATCCAATGCAAGGTCAAAACCCGGACCTTGAGATCCTTGAGTTGCGACAGTTACAACAGTTGTATCACCTTCATTAACAGTAACAGTATTTTTTGTGGTCGTTATGTTAACAGAGGTCATGGTGCTGTATATCCTTCTGACATAGTTATAACACCTTCAAGGTAGTACTCTCGCACTCCACTTGTGTCTATAAGCATAACGTCATAATAAAGTGTATTAGTTTCAAATGTTGTAGTTTGTACATCAGTTAAAGACAAGTCAACTGTACCTGTAACTCTATTGGTATAAGTAACTGTAAAATCAGCATATTTTATATTTCTACCCTCATCCCAACATTGAGCTAATACTGTGTAACCAGTTATGTTAATAGCATTACCATTACCATCCTTAAAAACAAGTTGTATAGAGAAGTCTGCTCTTCTCTGCATTGTAAAGTTATATGTGCCGGGTTGTATTGCCATAATTAAGTCTTAATAATGTACATCATAGCTATGTTACGAGGTCTAGCTTCTGAACCTTGACTTCCAGTATTTCCAGAGGCAGAAAATGTATGTGTATGTGTAGCATCCATACTAAAACCAGCTACAGGGCTAGTAGAAGAACTACCTGTTATGTTGTTATTTCCATCTAATTCTTTTGTAAAAACACCACTTGCAGTACCTTGCGCCCTATATCCTTCAGATATTCTTCTAACATCACCAGTTAGAGTAGGAGTTGGATTACTTGTTGTACCAGAAACACTAATAGAGTGATTGTGAGATGCGTTTTGTCCACCTTGAGATGTTGCAACACTTCTTCCACTATCTACACCTCTACCATTATCGAAACCTCTTATAAACTCTCCTCGTAAATCTGGAAGATTGAAAGTTGAACTACCATTTCCAGCACCATAAGCAGTACCAATAACAGCGAATAAAGCAGAGTATGTTGTTCTACTAACTGCTGCTCCGTTACATTCTAAGTATCCTGTAGGAACTGTCGCTACTGCTCTACAAAAAACAGATCCAGACGGAACACCCTCTACTATAGAAAAGCTAAGATTCCCCGAACCATCTGTCTGTAAAAAACCACCATTAACTATTGCTGAAGGTAGCGTTAAAGCTATATTTCCAGACAATGAAGATGGTGATTTTAGTGATACAAAAGGAGAACCATCAGAATCTTGAAATCTTAATGCTAATCCATTAACAACATCTAAACCAGCGTCATTTACAGATACTCTTGCAGTACCAGAAGTTGCAAATTTTATTGTATTAGCACTTGATCTAAACATTCCTGTATCTGTATCGTTGTCAAACGCATAGGCTGGAGATGCAGCACCAGAGCTATCATCACCTAATATCTGACCTGTCATTGTACCGCCAGATCTAGGTAATAAGCCTAAGTTTGCAGAATCAACAGATCCTACAGTTGTAAATCCGTTATTAGCTGCGTTTCTTATTTTTAAATTATTGCTATCTGCCGTATCAACGTAAGGCATAAAAGCTTCTGGGTTAGATGGATCAGAACCGCCAGAATTAAGAGTCTTTATTGCATCAAAAACAGCGTTCATGTCACTCCTGACGCTGGCTCCAGAGGCATTGGCTATATTATAATCCGCAACTTGGCTCATTTAAAAAGTTTTCTCCATGTTAGCCACCTTTACCATATCCTACCGCAGAAAATGTGAAAGTTCTATCAACAAAACTAGAACCATTTTTAATAGTTACAGTAAATCCTGTACCAGAAACATTAGTCACAGTAAAGAAATCACCTGATTGTGCATTTTGTATAGTTATACCGACAGAAGGTAAGAAGGCATTTGCTCCTCCTAATGATGAAGTGCCGACAAAAAAAGGACTTCCAAAAGTAATAGTTTTACCAGAAGATGAAGTACCAGAAGATTGTGGTGCGGTAGATGTACTGCCTCCTGTCTGATAACTTTGTTCTGTTCTTGATTGAAACTCTGCTGTATAGCCCGCTTGCTGCACGTTCATATTCTGTGCTGTATTTGTAGTTTCTAGAATCAACTTAAATTTAAATCTACGACCTTTAAATGTTCCATTGGCAAAATTATTAAAGGCTCCAAAACTACCACTTGCTGTTTGACTTGTGGCAACCAATACCTGACAATTTGCTTCGTCTGCTGATTGTCCATCAAAATTATTACTTATAAGTGCATAATCATCCCAAAAACTCCCTGCTGGTATAAGTGTCTCAATATCTTGACCAATAACAAAACCAACAGAACGTATAACTCTTTTTAAATCAAGAGAAAATACAGCACCTAAATCTAAAATATCTTTAAAAGCGTATTCACCTGTTGCATTTGTCGCTGGATTTGTAAGTTGTAATGCACTCGCAGTATTGCTAAATGTTGTATTAGTATCTACTCCTTGAAATGGTGGACTATCTAAATCTTCTCGATCTTGTAATATAACCTGTGTATCAATAAGATCAGGAAGATCCATAATAATACTTGTTTCTCCAAGAGAAAATCTACCACCATCATCTTGAAATTTTAAAATATATTCCCCTTCAAGTGCTGGCACAACTGCATCAGTAGTATTACCAGCAAGTGCTGTTATAAGGTCAACTGCATTTTGGAATGTACCACTACCATCTGTTAAATTACTATGCCTTACATAAACTCTTCCTCCATGTATAACATCAGCATCAGTTGATCTATTCCATCTAAGTCTTACTAATTTATTAGTAACTGGCTCCATTGTTAGATTTGTAACATCGCTAGGCGGTGTTGTTTTACCTTGTGCGTTAAAAGTTAAATCTGTAGATGTAGGTGAGAGTTCTAATGCAGCATTATAAGAAAATACCTTAAATTCATAAACACCACCTTGAGTATTCAATAATTCAAAATCAGTCCTAAAAACTATCTCACTTACCCAGTTTGTGTTA